AGCTCGACGCACTCGCCGGACTCCGGACACAAGCGCGTCGGGCCATGCACGACGCAATGACTGCCGAGCGGACACGCCGCCAGCACGCGCCGTTCCCCGGATTTGGGAATGATGCAGATGCCTTCGCGGTCGACGTATGTCGTGCCGTCTTCGGCGCGCATCGGTTGCCCGGTCGGTCCTAGCCGCAGGGCGCCGTCGGCGCGTTCAACGATGCCGTCGCAATGGTCTTGCTGATCTTCGGCGTGGGCGTGCAACGGCGCGAACAGCGCGGCGGCAAGCGCCCAAGCAATCAACAGCGATTTCATTTTCTGGACTCCTTGTTTGGTTGGTTTTCCCGCCGGGACTAGCCCGGCGGGCCGTTGCTGTTAGTGCGAGCCGACGTCGATGCCGGCGGCATCCCACGGCAGATTTGCCAGATACCGCTTGACGCGGTCGGGATAGCCGGTCACCGCCCACAACACCGGGCAAGCCGGTTCGGGGCCGGCGTCGCCGATTTCCATGTCGGAAAAGGCAACGATCAGCGCGCAGTCGTCGACGAATTCGCGGACGTATTTGAACAGCGGCCGCAAGTCAGTGCCGCCGCCGCCACGCGGATCGAAAACGATTTCGTCGCCGTTCTGATAAGTATCGACGCGGGTCACGCGAACGTCGCCGTATAGGATGACGACTTCGTCAATGATGCCTTCGTCGAGCGCCGCTTGCGTTTCCTTGGCGATGCAAGCGAGCGCGACGCCGTCCATTGATCCAGACGTGTCGATCAGAAAGACCACGCGGTTGAGTCCGTCGCGCTGCGATCCGGGCATGTAGATGCCCGAAGCGATAAAGCGACGGTTTGGCCGATGCCACGTTTCGATGCGCTGCGCGCCTTGATCAAACCATGCGCGCAACGTCTCGCGCCAATCCTGCGGCGGGTTATCCGCCCGTTGGATTTCACGCGACACGTGACCGGGCGCCGTCCCGCGCTTCGCCGCGAGCGATGCGGCTTGGCGCAAGATGCGTTCCCATTCGGCGTCGGCGTCCGAAAGATCGGACGGTTCGTCGGCTTCGGCGTCGAGCACTTCACCGCAGCGGCCCGGGTCGCCATGACCGATTTGCGCGCCATCATCGCCGGCATTCTTGTCGTCACCGTCTTGTTTGCCGTCGCCGTCTTGCTCGACCGCCGCGGCGTCAGCCTGATCGCCTTCGTTGCCTTGGCCATCATCGCTTGCGGCGTCATCATCGCCGCCTTGAGCACCGGAAGCATCGCCATCGCCTTCGGCATTTTCGTCGCCGTCGTCGGCTTCGTCGGCGGCGCCCTCGCCGTCGCCATCGCCTTGTTCCGATGACTGATCGTCGGGCTCGCTATCATTCGAGTCCGACGTCGCGCCGGCTTCGTCGGCTTCGTCGCCGTCGCCGTCTTGCTCGCCTTGCTCTTGTTCTTGTTTTTGTTGCTGCGGCTGTTGCTGTTGCTGTTTGGCTCGATCAAGCTCGCGGGCTCGAAAGATTTCTTCCGCCGACCAGCCGCGATATTTGACGTCGACCAGCGCGCCTTTCGGCAACGTCACGCCTTCGTCGACCAAGTCGATATTGATCGCGTAGTCGCAAGAGATATTCCATTCCTGCGCGTCGCGATTGCCGCGGCGCGTGTGATGGCGTCGGGCATCGTGCTCGCTCTCATGCCGTTGCACGCCGAGCAATTCCTTTTGCGTCAGCGTGGCAACGAAGTCGGGATTGTAGAAGTGCGTTTTGCCGTTGGTCGCCATCGTCTCGACTTGACGCGACGGCTTCGGCGCGACGTTGGACACAAGCACGCCGTAAAACGTATGCGACATGATAAGCTCGGCGCGCGCTTTCATCACGCGTTCCGTCGCCAAACGATCAGTGTCGGACATTTGGTTGGACTCCTTGTTGTTTGATCGGCCGGGCATTGCCGCCCGGCCGCGATATCAGCCTAAGAGCGCCGAGACGTCTTTTAGGATTTCGTCGGCGCTCGCTTGCACGCTGGCGCGCACGTTTTTGTTGTCGCGCAGCGTGTCCGGTTCTTCGATGCAAAGCTCTTTGGCGATGCGCGTCGTGATCCGGTCAAGCGCCGGGTCATCATTCAAGTTGAAGTGCGGAAGCAACTCGACAAGCTCGCGCAGATTGTTGACCAGCGAGTCGCCGAAGTAGCCGTCTTTTTTGTTGCCCGTGTAAGTCTTGAGCTTTTCGGCCATGTGACCGACAAGCTCGGCGACTTGCCTCGCGCTGTCTTTGAGCGCCGACGTGTCGACTTCAATGGCCGTTTGCTCAAGCTCGCGCTTGATATCGGCCATGGTGTCGTCGTCGAGCACGTCAGAGCGGAAGTCGTCGGCTTCCGGCACCGGGAAGGTTTTCGTGGCCAGCCGAAACTTGCCGCGGATTTCTTCGGGCGACGGATAGTCGTCTTGATTGAACAAGCCGTTCAAGGCGCGCTTACGCTCGGCGACGAATTTCGGATAATCGTTGCAGAATTCGTCGGCCGCTTCGTCGAATTCGCGCTTGAGCACGCGGAATTCTTCGGCGAACTTTTTGTGCAGCGTGTTCGGCAGAATGCGCAAGCCCGCGTCGCACCAAGGCTTGGTGTATTTGTAATGCAGCTTGCGCGCCTGCGCGACCAGCGACGTCAACCGGCTCAAGCGTTCGGCTTGGATTAGAAGCTTGTTGTATCGGCCGGCGTCGTCAGTGGCGCCGCGCGATTGGTTGACTTCGTCGGTGATCTTTTTGTCATACTTGCGGGCCGACCATTGCGAGATATCGACCGAGACAAGCGTCGCCTTGCGCGACAATGGGCTCGCGATTTTCATTCTGGACTCCTTGGTTGGTGACGCCCGGTTGCGGCGGGCGAGCGATAAGCGCTATCGGACGGCGCCGCAGCGCCGTCCTGTACCGCTTACGATTGCATGATCAGCGAGTCGTTAGCGACTGCCCACTTGGAATAGTGCGCCGTCTCTTTCAGCTTCGGGTTAAACGCCGTCGCGTCGTGCACGATCAGCATCTTGCCTTCGCCGTCGAGCCGATCGGCGTATTTGATCACGTTGCCGAAATTCTCGCGGTTGGCCATGCGGGCAAGACCCGTGCAAACCGCGTAGCGTTCTGACGGCTCGGTCGGGATTTTCGCGTTGCCGGGATTCTTGATGATATCGTCAAGCGTCCCGATCGAGCGATAAAGCCGAATGTAACCGTCAAGCTCGGCGGCCACGTCGTTGCCGACGTAGGAAGCAAACAAGCGCAAGCGCACGTCGTTCGGCGCATGCACGAACTTAGCCGCCTTGGTGATCGACCGCGGCGTCGGGAAGGCGTTTTCGTCGCCGCGCGGCATCCGGTGAATCAGTTCGGGCCGAAAGCGAATGAAGGCGACGACTTCCGGCGCCACGCCGGCACTGGCCGCCCACGTCGCCCACGCCGCAACTGACGGCGCGACGTAAATGTGCGCGAAGCGATTGCGCAGTGCGGTCGGCATCCGTTGCGCGGCCGCGCGATCGGCCACGTGGTTGCCGGCGGCGACGACAGCCCAACCATCGGGCAGGCGATAGTCGCCGATGGCGCGTTCCTCGATTAGCTGAAAGAGCGCCGCTTGCATCTGTGTCGACGCGGTGTTGATTTCGTCGCAAAAGAAAATGCCGCGCTCGCCGTCGCGATCGACGCGCGGCAGTTCGGCCGGCGGCAACCAAACGGTGGTCTTGTGTGCAAGATCAACGCTCGGCACGCCGCGCAAGTCGACCGGCTCGCGCAAGTTGGCGCGAAAGTCGATCACGTTCATGCCTTCGGCGCGGCCGATTTGGTGCGTGACTTCCGTCTTGCCGATGCCGGGCTTGCCCCACAACATGACGCTGTGACGTTCTTTGATATGGAAGACAAGCTCGCGGGCCGCGGCGTCGATAGAGACTTCCGAAAGGTTATCGATCAGATTGGTCATTGCTGGACTCCTTGGTTTGTTTGCCCGTTGCAGTGGGCAAGTCGTTGAACAGTTCGCCGAGTTGGCTTCGTTTGATCCGCGACTCCGTCTCTCGATAGAGTCGCGAAATCTCGATCAGCATGGCGTCGCTGATATTGTCGCCGCCGGTCATTAGACCGACAGCCGATCGGCCCGGATCACCGGGCACATGGAATAGGTGCCGCACGGCTTGCACCGCTCGACGCCTTCGTCGTCGACCCAAACGCCGCGGCGAACGTGACGGCCGTTGTATTCGATCGTGATCGTTTTCGCCGAGCGCTTGAGCACTTCAAAAGAGAACACGCAATCAGCATCGCCGATCGAGCGGGTCTGATAGGTCTTGCCAACTAGAAACTTCATTTTGGACTCCTTGGTTTGAACAACACTATGAGGCGCCGGACTAGCCGGCGCCCTAACTGTTGTTTGTTGTTCGTGTGAGCGGGAAGGTTCGTTAGGCGCGGGCCGTCCGGCCGCTCGCGCGTGTGAATGGACACGTCTTACCGAGCCGCACGCAAAAGTCTGCCGCCGCTCTCATCCGTTGGCCGCATCGCTGCGGTGTCGATTCCCGGGTCAGTTCGTTGGCGTCCGGACTCTATATAGGCTCATTTTGAGCCCTACGCAATCGATTAGCACGGACTTGCTGGCCGTGGTTAATGCCCGGCTAATCCCCGGAAACCGGGGCATCCCCGCGCTCATAGGAGGGCGAAACATGCCGTTACCGAAGCCGCACAAGGGCGAAAGCGAAGACGACTATATGAAGCGGTGCATGGCGGAAGCCTTCGGCGATGACGCGCCGGACGATCGCACCCAAGAGCAAGCCGTCGCCATGTGCTTGCAGAATTACCGCGACAACAAGCCGAAGAAGGCGGCGAGCGAATACGCCGACCCGGGCTATCAGCCGGACGGCAAAAAGCGCATCGCGATCGACACCACCGACGCCATCCGCGCGGCGTGGCATGCGATCAACAAGACGGACAATCAAAAGCCCTACACGCCCGCGCAAGTCGGCCGCATCAAGACGCGCATCGCCGCCGCTTGGAAGACCAAGATTCACGCCGATGGTCCGCCGGCCGCCGACGACAAGCCGGCGCTCGCGGCGCTGCGGCGCGCCGTCGTGCTCGCCGCCAAGGCCGACGCGCCCGATCCGGACGAAGGCGAAAGCCACGACGACTTTATCGATCGGTGCTCGGATGAAATGGCCGACGACAGCGACATGGGCGACGACGAAATCGAGGAAGCCTGTCAACTCGCATGGGAAGAATCGAACGGCGACGACGACGATCGCGGCGGCCCGGTCATGTTCAAGACCAAGGCGACGGCGGCGAGCGGCATGGAATTCGTTTTATCCGACGCGACGCCCGATCGCTTCGGCGACGTGATCGAGGCGGCCGGTTGGGACGTCGATAATTTCAAAAACAATCCGATCGCGCTGTTCGCCCACGACAAGCAATTCGTCATCGGCAAATGGACGAACGTTCGAATCAGCAAAGACGACTTGCGCGCGGACTTGGTGTTGGCGCCGAAAGGCACGTCGCCACGCATCGATGAAATCCGCAAGCTGATCGATGCCGATATCTTGCGCGCGACGTCGGTCGGTTTCCGGCCGCTCGAATATCAGCCCATGGACGCAAAAGACCCATGGGGCGGCACGCGCTACACCAAGCACGAATTGGTCGAGTGCAGCGTCGTCGCTGTGCCGGCGAATCCGAACGCCTTGGCGGTCGCCAAGAGCTTGAACATTTCCCCGGCTACCGCGCGTCTTGTGTTCGGCGAGCATGCCAACATGGACACGACGACGCGCGATTTTGGAAGCAAGACCCGTGGCGAGCATGCCAACAAGCGGGGCAAGACGACGACGGAAACCGGCGAGCATGCCGAAAGCAACAGCAGCCGAAAGGACAAAGCCATGCTGCTATCGCAACGGATCATCGAAGGCGAAAAAGCAATCGTCGCCATGCAAGACGAACTCGACAAACATCTTGAGGCGATCGACGACAACAATCCGACCGCCGAGCAAATGCAGCGGACGGAAGAATTGTCGGCGCAAATCGAACTCAAGACTCGCCACGTCAACAGCATGAAGGCGATCGAGAAAAAGAACGGCGAAGGCGCGGGCGATGCCGGCGAGCTTCACCGCAACAGCAGCGGCAGCGGCTCGCGTCCGCCGGCCGGCTTGACGCTGCGCAAAGAGAAAAAGGTCGAGCCGATCGATTATCTGTTCCGCGCCGCTTTGGTGCGGTGCCGATCGAAGAACGAAGGCGTCGACTTGGACGTGATGCGCAAGAAAGTTTACGGCGACGACGAACCGACGCGCATCGTTTGCGACTATGTGCTGAAAGCGGCGACGGCGCCGGCCATGACGACGGTGCCGACGTGGGCGCAAGAATTGGTGC